CCTGCTGCAATAGCTTCAAGACTGCCGATTAATTCTTTAACTGCTGCTATCTTATGATAGGCATGTTCTCTAATTTCTGTATCAGAAGCGTTAGAGTTTATAATTGTTTCCATATGTACATCAATGATTGACTTTAATACTTCTTTAAAGTCGTCATCATTTACGATGTTTTGAATGTTTTGTATGTTCATTGTTTATTAACTTGTAAATCTTTAATATCTTTAAGAGATGCCATTACTGATTTTAATGAATCAGATTGAGATTTTTGTGCTTGTGTTTGAGCATCTGCTTGAAGTTTAGCTTCTTGCATTTGTAACTCAAGTTGTTTACGAGCATTATCTAATTCCATTTGCTGACGTTCTAAATCAAGTTTAGCTGATTCAGTTTGTGCTCTTAATTGTGCTTTTTCACGTTCCACTTGTGCCAAGATTTGTGTAGCTTGTACATTAGAATCTGGTTGCGGTGGTTGTGGTTGAGATAATTGTTGAGATTGTTCTGGAGTAATTTCATTCATAAATCCAGAAGCATCTTTAAAGCCAGCCATGTGAACAAAGCGTGCTAATGTATCTCTGTATTGTTTAATATTAACTAAAGGGTTAGACAATCCGTATTGTTGAATAATTTGTTCTTGTTTACCAAGAATCATTTGTAATGTAGATAGTTGGTCTGTTCTTGAACCATTACCTAAACCTACATTAATAGAAATACCGTATTGTTCTGACCATTCACGAGGATTAAATGGAATATATTTTCCAGCAATACGAACAGTTCTTTCTTGTTTTTGGTATTTGCAAAGCAATCTAAAGATAGATTGGAATAGTGATTTAACACCTGTTTCTGCAAAGATACGAGCAATAAGTTCTAGCTTACCGTTAGCAGCAGATGACATAGTTGATACTGCTGTAGCTGTAGTGTTTTGTAATGCGTTAGGGTCAAGACCTTGTTGTTGGTCAGATACGCCTGTACGTTTAGCTTGCACATTATCTAGGTATTCAAGCATTGGGAATGATTGAGAAGCATTAGATTGTACAGTTAATGGCACAAGTGCATTAGGATTCTTAATACGCACTACACCACCTGCTGTAGATGTGAGCAAATCATCAAGATTAACTTGACCTTCTACTGCACCTACACGATAGTTGTTTGTTAGGTATAAATTATCTAACATTTGGCGTGTAATTGTAGACTTGATAAGTTGCAAGTCCATAGTTCTGTCTGCTAATGAGTTACCAAAAAACTTATGTGGGATTGGTAATGGGCAAATAGAATGAAAAGGGATATAATCACAATCTTCATCACTTAAAATTTCACTAGATGCGTAAACAATCTTACGAAGTTCAGCAACACCGTCATTATTGTAATCTACTTTAATATAACACTCATATACTTCACACAATTGCATAGAATGGTCTTGTGACATCATGTCAGTAGGTTGTTCGCCACGAGTATAACGTGCAATTCTTTCTGGAGAGTATTCTAAAGCATTACCAGTAGCTAAACCTTCTACAACTTTAGGGTCAAAGCCCATTGCAATCAATTCTGAACGAGTCATCATTTTACGATGAGCACAGAAACCAGATTCTTGAATGTTTCTAGCACGTTTAGATATAATAAATTCTTCTGGTGGTACATTTTCTACACGAACTGTACCATTACGAACAGTTTTTCTTAATTTAACATCGTGTGTAGGAATAGGACTATTAGGATTTAAGTTTTCATCTATGTTTTCTTTAGAATCAACACTAATAATCTCTACTTCTGGGTCTTGCATGATAAGTGCAAGCTCATCATCGGTTAAACCTTTGTATGTTTCTTTAGTAATGTTTGTTTCATCATCCCAATATACTTTAACAACACCTACTTTTTCAAGAAGTGCGTCTTTAAACCAGTTATGCAATACGCTAAAACCATCATTGTCTTTATAGAAGACGTGATTAACATATGTAGTAGCTTGATTAGCTAAAGCCTCATCGCCTTCTTTAACAGGTTCAAACTGAACAATGTTTTCAGAGGATGTAAAGATACGGATAAGTTGTGGTAATGCACCATCAACAGCTTCTGCCACTTCACCAGTAACAACTTGAGATTTACCTTCTACTTCGTTACCATAAGGTCTGCGTAAGTAGTATTCTAATGCTTGTTGTCTTTCGCCTGTGGTTTCAGACTGAATAAAACCTAATGAACTCCAGATTTCAGAATCTAGAATAGCTTTAAGTTTACTTTCATCCATTATATAACCAGATTTATTTGCTTTTGCCATTGTTATACTATCCAATTTGTGTTTACGTTAATAAGTCTATTCCATTCTTCTGCAGGTGCATCGTTTAAACCTGTTGCAAGGTATCTAAAAGCGTCACTAGCGTGTGATGACCAATCATGTAATGGTCTATCATGGAAGACTGCTCTTTTCTCGTCATAGTGCCTACGATAATTGCGAAGAGCATCTAAACCTTGTTTAGCTTTTGGGTCAAACCAACATCTAGGAATCATTCGTCTAACAGCTTGTATGCCATCAGCAACATTAAGACGAGGGCAAGTAATAATATGAAGTCCTGCATCTTCTAGAGTCTCCTTACGAGATTTTCCAGTGCCTAATTCACGAACTTCTACGTCATGTGGCAAAATATGCTCAAAGTGCATGTAGTCATTGTCTTTTAACCACTGAACATAGTACTCTAAACCTTGACCATGATTTTCCATGTAGTCAATAAGACGTATTTCCTTACCAGTTAGCTGTGCTACCCATATTGCAGTAGAATCGGACATTCCCAAATCCCATGCAGTGTAACTTCTGCACAAATCATCACGAGGAATTTCCGTCATGTGTGCTTTTTCTTCAATTTCGTTAATTAATTTAGAGTAATATGAGCCTTCAACTGGAGAATTAAATGAACATTCAAATTCTTGCATAAATTTGTCGTCACCCATCTCTAATTTTGCTGCTCTTAACTCTTCTTCGTTAAGAAGTTTGGTATCAGAAGACTTAAATTCTAATAATTTCCATCCTTGACCCTCTGCTGCCCTATCTCTTAAGCCTCTAAAATGGTTATTTCCTTTTGGAGTGCCCATTGCAACACAAAAACCTAATCTATCTGTCAGTGCTGGTCGTACAATATCACTAAATACTGAAGGATTTATGTTTCCTATTTCATCTATGACGCAACCATCGAGGTAAATACCACGAAGTGAGTCTGGGTTATCTGCACCGTATAGTGAGATACGTCTACCCATAAAATCAACGCGAAGTTCAGCAATGTTTACCTTTGCACCAAGAGGTCTAGTATAGTTTACAAGGTAGTCCCATGCAATTCTCTTGGATTGATTGTATGTTGGAGCTACATAAGCATAACGTGGTTCTTTTTTAGTACATGTAAGAGCACTATGTATAAGCTGATTTATGGCTGATACTGTTTTACCCATACGTCTGTGTGCTACTACTACCACAAATCTATTATCTCTTACAGCGTTGTGTATAAGTTTTTGTGGAACTCGTGGTCTATAACCTGTATCTAATGTTTTGTTTTGCGACTCCATATAGGGTCATCGCTCCTTAAGGTTTAATTTTTTATGCTAGTTCCGTTACGCAAAGTGTTGAAGCTGCTACAGTAGCATCTTTAATGTATGCAATTTTATCGCCTGCATTAACTTTAAATATATTTACTGAATTAACTGGAATCATCATACTTGTTGTAACAGAAGCTGTAGGTGCTGTGCCAAACGCAACATGGCAATGACCAAGTGAAGAAACTACTCTTACTAAAGTTGTACCTGCACCAAACGCTGTTGATGCTGCTGTCGTATTTCCTACTGTAAATACTTGTGATGTACTTGGTACATAAGCATCTACTAAATTTTCGTTATCATCAAATCGTATGCTACTCATTATTATCTCCTGTTGAATATTCTTCTTTATTACCATTTTCAAATTTAGCCATCATAAGCATTTTCTTTTGTGCTGAAGTAAGTGGCTTTTTAATTGGACCACCTACTAACCACGCAGAACAAGTTCTGTCAGCAGCACACTTAAAATCGAATAGTTCACAATAACCTAGTTCAGCAGAAGCAATGACTTCTGGTGCATAAGATTCGTCTACAGATTCATCACCTGCAATACCATGAACAATACAATTCATCATCTCTTCAGTTTGGATAAAGGCAGAGCAGTTACCACAGCGTGATTGTTTAGCAATCTCTGGTGTAGTAGCCCATTCGTCTGCACGTTTAGCCCAAAATACTTTATCTTCTATGTTTGGATTTACTGGACCATAGCCTACATTCTTAAATGCCCAATCTCTATTTTTAAGATTGAGTTGAATATCATGTGTGGCTACTGGACATTTCATTTCTTTTTATTCCTTGCTGAAATAGTTTTTGCTTTTGCTTTTGCATCTGCTTTAGATGAAGCACCCCAAGCCTTTAGGGATAATAAGAGTCTAGTAGGCTCACCGTTAGGTTTATGTTCTGGACCAGCCATGTTACCCATGCGAGCTAGAAAGGATGCACGCCTAGGATTGTCACCAGACTTTACAGGTGCTTTTAAAGTACCGCCTGTTTCAGCTTTGTAAGATGCACGACCTTTGGCATTAAGACCGCCTTTAGGATTCTTGCCTTCTTTCTTTTGCCAAGCAGCACTCATTTCTTTTTAGCTGTCTTTGCTGATTGTTTAAATGCTTTAGCAGTAGGAGCACCTTTGGTGCCTACCTTACGCATCTTCTCACCAGAGCCTGCAGCTATCCTTTTTTGTTTAGCGTTTATGTTTGCGTATAATCCGTTTTTCATTTTAAGAATTTTACCTTATACATAGTTGAGTCAATTAAACTTTCAATATTATCCAGAAGGTTTTCTAGTTCAGAGTCATCTGGCATTTGTTCACGAAGAGCAATTACAGCTCCACATAACATCTTTAGTTCAGCTAAAGCGTCTTTATTAGGTAATGAGTAAAACTCTGGGTAATCTTTGATTTGCCCATACTTACCCATATATGCTTCTACAAACTCATCTAGAGCCTCGCCAAGCGATTCGTAGAACTCACCAAGGGCAGAGTGTATAGAGAAAGAATCTGTACGCCAGTGGTTGATGTGGTTGTTAGTAACAGCATGAAGGCATAATAGCACAAAAACTGCCACTACGTTATCATTGCTCACATCCGCATAAGTTGGCATGCTTTCTTGTTCTACTGGTTCAACCATAAAATATCCTGTGTAAAATTTACCCTACTGACGTTTTATTCGCAGAGAGGTTTTTCGTTTTTTTAAAAAAGGGGTGGGGGGGTCTTATATTCCTGTAATAATCTTTACTTCAACAGGCGTACCATCTGGATTACCACTAATCTCATGTTGTGATGTTTCTTTCCATTTAGCTCTAGACTTCAACCAGAATATCATAGCAGTAGTGTTTCCTTCTTTAGCTTGTTTAAATAAGGTCTCTGCTACAGAAGCGTTAGCTTCAATACGACCTTTGTCAAGCTCTTCTTTATAGTACTTGACAAGTGTATCATGTGATATGTTTAATACGGTTGCGATATCTTCATGGCGAGTGCCTACTGTACTTAAAATAAAAACTCTATTTCGGGTGGTGTCGTTTGGAAGGTGCGGGGGTCTTCCTCTTCCTGTTGCCTTTTCCTTGTCAATCTCTACTAACTCAGATGATATGACCTCTTCCCTTATGTCTTCTATCGTCTCTATGTTATCTGTTGAATGAATCTCTTCCATGTTATGACCTTATAAATTGGTTAGGGGTAAGTATCAACCCTTGTTTAATAATGCGTTAGCGTGCAATTGTGTGCGTCTGATTATGGTTATATGATGTCTTTAATCTATCTATACTATATAAATACCCTTAACTATCCTGTTACAATTTGTTACAATTTAATTAATAATAATGCTTGACAATCTATTTAATGAGTTTAGTATAGGCATTGTCAATCTTGACAAATAACTTAAGGAGTCACACCATGAAAGTCTCTAACATAACTAATAACAGAAATAATATAGTAGCTAACCAATTCATAATTGAAGATGACAAGGTTACTTACTTTCAATCTTACAAGTCTATTATCGTAAAGATAGAAGATAATGGCTCTTTACCTGACAAAGTAACGCTTGACCCTGTTTATTGGAACTATTCAAGAACTACATCAAAACATCGTTCTACGTTCTTAAATGAATCTACTAAAGAGACAGAAAAGAAAATTAAAGAAGGTGTTTACATCTTAGCTAACTTAAACTAGTATATATGTTATAGGGGGATTTTATAAAGAACCCCTTTTATAACTACGAATTAATCAAACTTGACAATATAACAGGAGATATAACCATGTCTATAACAAAGAATTATAATGGCTCTATAACGCTATCAGATATAAAAGATAATCAATATATATATCAAACATATTACTTTTACACTATTAAAGACGCTAAAAGATTGTTTAAAGAATACTTGACAACATTATAAACTTATGTATTATTACTTATACACTAACAGGAGATAACATTATGAAACTATCTATAACAGAACTTAAAGAGATTAAACAACAGATTGACAAAGGCTTGACTTTATGTCTTCCTCAATCTATATCATTAAAGCAATATGACAGCATTATCAAACAAATTGACAGTTATATTAATAAGGAGGTTTTATAATGAATCAAATAACATTAAAAACATTTTACCCTCAAACTTGTATAGATATTAAATTCATTGACATTGATTCTTTAAAGTATGAATATAACTATCTTAAAAATAGAATTGATAGCGGTTATATATTACGTTATGACACTCTATTACTTGAGGCATTAAATAATGAAATTACAAGGAGATTAAACAATGAATAACTTACTTAAACACTTTTTAATATTATTACTAGGCTTTATTAATCTATATATGTTTTTACTATTAATGTTATCTTTATAAGGAGACTTGACAATGCAATTAGAAACTATACAAAGTATTTTCTTTGATATATCAGACCTACAAAATGGCTCTATACCATTTGGATATGATTCTATCAATGAATGTTATGACAATATAAAAACTCAATTAGAGGAATTAGAATTATCATTTAAGGAGAATACATAATGTTAGCTAATACAATTATGCAAGGCTATACCAATAAAGAAAAAGAAGGTAGACCATGCTTTGAATTAAGGCTTGATTTAATAGATACAAGCGAACTAGATACACTTATTGAAGCCATTGACAAAGCAAACCAATTTGGAGACGCTATCCATTGGAATATCAAAATTGACCATGAATATATTTAAGGAGAATAACCATGCACTCAATCATATATAACAATTATCTTATAAATAACAGCTATAGCTTTACAGGTAGAACAGAATACTATCACGTTTGGAAATTAGACGAAAATGGAGACCCTTATGACGTTTGGGGAGATAATTTTCGGTCTATTAAACAAGCTAAAAACTTTATCAACATGGAGAACGCATCATGACACAAAAAAAAGTCAATATATTAAAGCTATACGCAGACGAATTTGATAACGTATATGTTTGGGAAAGCATATGCGATGTATTATCAATAAGTCCTACTAATGAGAAAGTAAGCATTGAGTTTACTAATATTCAAACGGAGGAAATATGAACGATTTATTAATACATCAACAGAAAAGACTTATAAATGTTATTAAAATGCAATTGCAAGGTGCTATTGATGACGCTAACGAAGCTCTAGAAGGTGCCTTAACAGATGGTTCAGAGGGTATTTATCAAGGGCGTTTAGAACTTGCAGAACACTTACTAGAACTTATCAATACCAATGAAGAGTTAGATTCTATTGATAGAGGGGTTCAAGGTGCTTCAAAATGAGTGATTACACCTATTCTTATGACCCTGATTCAAAGTATCAGTTTAAATTCTATGTTAATCATGAACTTGTTTATTCGTTTGAGGATTGCGACCCTATGACAGATAAAGAAGCCGACAACCTAGCCGAAGAGCTTTATATTGAATATAAGGAGAACAAATAATGCAAAAACATGACACTATTACATCGGCTCAATATTTAGAATTGAGAGAACTTATAGACCTTTTATCTTTTGACTATGACAGAATGAGTGAAAGCGGTCAAGAAATCTATGAGTTAATTTATAACTTATGCGAATTGGGAGACTAAAATGTATGTTATCGACTTTAAAAACAGAACTATTGCTAACTTTAACAGTAAAAAGCTATCTAGCTTTTTGAATGATGTAATTCTTTACAATCAATCTACAATTAAAAACTATTATTTTCTTAACACTAAAAAGGAAGCTAACTCACTTATCAGAAATAAGATAAATGAGAAATAGGCTATTTCTTTTTAGACATCTTTGCTTGTGATAAGGCGATTGCGATAGCTTGCTTTTGCCCTGTCTTTGTGTTCGGTACTTTCTTAGATGATTTTCCGATGTTCAATTCACCCTTACCAAATTCTTTAAACACTTTAGACATCTTAACTTGCTGTTTTTTAGTGGCTTTCATAATATACCTATAAAAAAAATCCCCTAATGAGAATAGGGGACTTTGAGGAGAGTACGGAGATTATGGGCGAGACTATCCCAACAACCGAATTATATCATAAACCATATAGGTCTGTCAAGCCACAATCCTTCTAGAAGCTATAGTCAACATGTTGTCAAAGGCTAATGATAGTTGGGTCTCATAGTCGTCATACTTGGATGTTTTTAAATACCTAGCATAGACCGCATCTCTCTGATCTTCAGGTAAACTACTGATAATGGCATCAATTGTCCTGACGTTAGTCATGTCCATCTCTGACAACATCTCTTCAAAGGCATCGCTAGTAGACTCTCCTCCGCTAATCATTCCTAATGACTTACTTGGATAGCCTAGCTTATGACTAGGTGCGTGCATCCATAAAGACCAATCGTCAAGTATTTGTTTAAGTCTATCTATGTGCATTCAATCCTCGTTGGTATAAATATAAACGCCCTTAATCATATTGCTAAAATCAGGCATTGGATGAAATATATCTTGTAGCATGGGTGCTTTTACTTTAGAATACCTGTGAAACTTTTCCTCTTTATTAATATGGACTAATCCAATAGTGTGCATATTGAGTAATATGTATTGTAGTTTTCTAGGTTCAGTCTTTAATGCGTCAGCTAATTGAGGAAGTGTTAATGGGTTATCATCAATAGCTTCTAGAATACTCATTCGTATCTTTTCTATATTGACTGACTTACCATTTAATTCATACTGTCTTTCATGGGGTCTCACGATACATCCACCATTTTACATTCCCAACGACTGCCAACCTTACGCCAACCATGTACATGCACTTTTATGTTAGCCTTTCTTACTATTGCTATAGTATCACTATCAGCAATTTTTTTAATTCTTGCAGATATATTTGTATAGCTTGTAGTTTGTACTGCTAATACTTCATCTTCTTTTATAGCAAGGAGATCACACCAACCCCACATGTCCTGCCTTATCTTACAGAAATGATTAAATTTTTCTGTAATTGATACTAAGTATCCCTCTGATCTGAGCTTCTTAAGGCTTAACTGCGTTGGGCTTGTCGCCATCAAATTGACTTTCGTTAGGTTTAGATATGCCATCTAGGAAACGCTTTTCTACTTCACCTGTAGATTTGTTTAACTGATATTCGTAATCTTTTTTAAATATTTTATTCCAATTGTCTTCCGCTTCTTGCTCAGAAATTAACAATGGTCTTCTTGTAGAACCTTTACCCAATTTTAATTAACCCCTTATCAAATAACAATCCTACAGTTTTACGATGAGCAGACTCCCATGCTTCTACTTTATCTGCCCTGCTTAACTCTTTATGATTGTCTATCATATCATGACATTGGTAACAAAGGCTAGCTATACGATAGTCATGTGCTTTAATTCCTGTACCCTTACCATCTCTTTGTTGATTGGAATGAGACGCACAAACTGTCCCATCCTGTCTACCACACATAGCACAAGGGAACTCTCTAACAGCTTCTAATAGTTTTTTGTTTCTATAGTTACTCATAACTCCCAACTCCAACCCAACTGACTAGCCCATTGTTCAATGTGTTCTTGATACTCTGCCATTTGTTTACTATCCAACTTTGTCGTTGACCTAACTAACTCTACTGCATTACCAGCAATTTCAGTTTGATAACGTAGAAACTTATAGCCCATCAACTCATGAATAGTGGTTGGGTCTTCGCCTGTGTAGTTAGCAACTGAACTATACAACGACCAGAGGCGTTCGTTCTGCTCAAGTGACCTCACAACTTTCTCCTCAGAAATATTCACACGCCATCGTTTAGACAAATCAAGAGCTTTAATTTTTGTTAGTAAGTTTTCGTAATTGTATTTCGTCAAAACAAATCGAATCATATTTATCTTCCCATCCTTTGCTCTTAAATGTTACACCATCTTTAGATATTGCTTTGTATGAAATGTCTTCACCAAATATTTTTTTACATTCCTTTATAAAATCATTTATTGTTACCACGTTGCTTTAGTGCCTTCAATTTTATAAATACTCATACATCTATTTAAAACTTTAGCATCACGATGATATCGTTCTACTGATTGGTCTTGATCTGCACATCGTTTAGCATGTAACTTAACACGCCATTGTTTTCTTACTTGGTAATCTGTTAATGTTCTCATCTTGACGGACTCTCCTTATATTTTAATCCTTTAGGGTCAAACCAAAATGAAAACTTGCCTTCAAATTGGTAGTTACGTTGCTTCTGTACGAAGACCATAGCATCTGGTATCTTCTTTAACTCTTCTTCTGTCTTCTCGTTGTTCTCTACTTCACGTTCTTTGTTTCTATTCCTCCACACACATATCACGTTATCTGTTAAGTTTCGAATATGACTTGAACCTAAAATGTGAGTAGCATCTGGCACTTCCGATTCATCTGACATCTTTCTTGTATGTGCTACTAAGAATACATGAATTTCTAAATCTCTGCAAGTAACAGCAAGCCTATCTATAAACAACTTTTGCTTCTCGTAATTGTCTTCAGAAATATCTGACATTTTCATGAGTGAGTCAATCACAAATACTTCTACACCTAAAACATGCTTACCCCAATACAACGTTGCTATCATGTCTTCACTAGATGTTGAACCCATCTGGTCATAAATATATAACTTATCCTTTGCACGTTCACAAAATTTTGTTATGAATTCATCTGTAGGTTCTGGTGAGCCTAACGTCTGCGTCACCATTCGTGCGATAGATAACACTGGACGCATCTCGAGGCTTGATAATAAACACTTTGTTCCTTGTGCCATAAGCGACAATATAACCTGTGACAACCAGAGACTCTTGCCATGCCCTGATACGCCCGTCAACACAGTCAGCTCGCTAGGTCTTACCCTAAACGAATCTTCCGTTTTAATGAAGCCCAATGTTTTACCGCTATGTATTTCAGTATTAAAATATCGCAAGACATCGTCAGTAAATACAGACGTATCTTTAACTTTAAATTCTGCATGAGCATATTCCTTTTGTTTATAGTAATCAGTAATTACAGACTGACTAACTGTTAGTGACTCCATAGCATCACCTAGGTTCATATTGCGTTATCCCATACATTTCGTTTAGGTGCATTATCATCTTCCCATCTCTCTTGGTTAATATAAGTTAATGGTGCAGGATTAAATCCTTCCTTCCATGACTTACTTTGTTTCATAGTTTTAACATGATTAATAATCTTATCTGCAATCTTATCTAACCCCTGTCTTTGCCATTTAGTTTCACAAGGCTTCCTACCTACTTTTCTATTAGCAGGATATTCTTTCCAAAAGTCATTAAATCTAGACAACGATATATCTGTCTCTCTCTCTGTCTCTGTCTCTGTAACCCCACTTTGCTTGCATGATGCTAGCATGATGCTATCATTCTCAATAAGCCATTGATTTAATACAGATAAATGTTTTTTCAATTCATCTTCTGACATTTGCAAGCGAAATGCTAGCGTTCTGCTATCTGGTAAATTTCCATCAACATCTTCTGATGCAATCAACCAAATATTTATTAAAACCCAAGTGCTTTTACTATCTTTTAATGCAAACCAATCTGGATTTTTTAACAGGTCATTGTGAACCTTAATCCAAGGAGGACATCTATTGTTATAGTGCTGGAATTTCTTCCAATTTCTCGGCATCATATTGTCTCCTATTCTGGAATAGTTTCAGCTTGTCTACGTTTAATTAAAAGTTCTTCAATTTGTTCTGCACGTTTCCTAGGAATTTCTTTTGCTGGGTCTTTAGCCCAATACTGAATAGCTTGAATAGATATATCTAAAGCATATGCCATCTTACGTCTTGAATTATTAAAGTGTGATACCGCCTCTGTAAAGTTCATTTAAATCTCCTTATTGAAATGAAAAGCGACTATAACACCTAATGCAAATCTTGTCAACAATTATAAATGCAGGATAAATACCACCCCTATTTAAATACTTATTGACAATTGTAATGACTAAGAGTATAGTGTTCTTTCAAATTTAGGAGTGAAAACAATTGCAAAAAAAGTTTACACAAAAGTTCTACTATGTGGTAGCATGGTTTTTAGTAATATTTTGGGGGTATTTTATATGGCGAATGGTTTAGAACATATAGCACAAATATTAAAAGAATTAAACGAAGAGTTAAAGTTAGACAATGACAAGTGGGAGAAAGCAAATGAGCCAACAACAACATTACGATCAGGTGATGATGCAACAACATCAAAAGGAGAGCAAGATGAGCATACACAGTAAGTTAATGCAAGCTAGACTTAAGTTACAAGTAGCAGACCTTAAAAAGTCTGGTCACAATAAATTTGCAGGATACAAGTATTTTGAGTTAGGTGATTTCTTACCTACTATTCAAGAGATTTGTAATGAGGTGGGTATCTGTGGCACAGTAACTTTTTATACAGACATTGCAGTTTTAACTATTACAGATATGAATGATGCTACACAATTCATTGAGTTTAAATGTCCTATGTCTTCAGCAGCTTTAAAAGGTTGCCATGAAGTACAAAACTTAGGTGCAGTTCAAACTTACTTGCGTAGATATTTATGGACTAATGCTTTTGAAATTGTAGAGCATGATGCCATTGACTCTAGTGCAGGTGCTGTGATTAAAATGAAAGATACAAAAGCAGAGGACTTTATCTAATGGAACAGCGTTCGGAAGAGTGGTTTCAAGCACGACTAGGAAAGGTTACAGCTAGTCGTGTGGCTGATGTACTAGCAAAGATTAAGAGTGGTGAATCTGCGTCTAGACGTAACTACAAAATTCAGTTAGTCAGTGAACGATTGACTGGAGAAAAACAAGAATCTTATATTAACCAAGCTATGCAAGATGGTATAGATAGAGAAATATTTGCTAGGGATAGATATGTTCAGCAATTTGGGGAAGTGGAAGAGGTAGGGTTTGTAAAACATCCTACCTTAGAAGCTGGTGCTAGTCCAGATGGCATGGTAGGAGATGATGGTATTCTTGAAATTAAATGCCCAATGGGAAGTACACATACAGAAACACTGATGACTCAAGATGTACCTAGTAGATATATACCACAGATACAGTTTCAGCTTTTATGTACAAATCGTAAGTGGTGTGATTTTGTAAGTTATAACCCAATGTTTCCACAACATCTTCAAATATTCGTGAAGCGTGTAGAAGCAGATACAGCATATCAAAAAGAATTAGAGTCAGAAGTAAAGCAATTCTTAGGAGAAGTGGATGATGTAATTAATAAATTGAAGGAGATAAAATGAACTTTTTAACGCAAGATCAACAACAAAGAATTAAAGCATGTTACAGTGGAATAAGTGCTGACCGCTTTGTAGAGTTAAAACTTAGGGAACAAAATAGTTATCTAGATAAATTAGATGATGTAGTTGATAAGGTTATTTCAGAAAGTCCAGATTTATTTAGAGGTTCAGTAGTTAAACAAGTAATGTTAAGGAGAAAATAATGGCAGAGCAAAAGTATGATAATACAAATACGTTTACGTTATTTAAAAATGAGCAAGGTGATAACCCTAAAAAACCAAACTATACTGGATTGGCAAATGTAGATGGTATTGAGTTTAGAATCGCAGGATGGATTCGTGAGGGTAAAAGTGGTAAGTTTATTAGCGGTACTGTTCAGCTAAAAGATGGTGATGTGAAGCCTAAAGCAGTTGAAGTAGATGAAGATGTACCTTTCTAATACAAAAAGGGGTTTAACACCCCTTTCTGTTCGTTTTAGAGCTATTTATTCATAACGTACATAGTTACTTCAAAGCCAAAACGCATTTCAGTTGCTGATGGTGTTGTCCACATAGTTTGCTCCTTGTTTATGACATACAAAATTGTTTGTCTAGCAAATTATCCTGTTTTTGCAACACAAAAGCAACTAATAAACATTTATATTGACCTAATGAAAATACGGAGACATTATGGACACAAGTAAAGATGTAATAGATTTTGATGATAAAAGTGAACTATCTGGATTACCTGAATCTAAGCTGTTATTAGCTATGCTATATCAAGCTATAGAAGATGCTTTATATTCACCTAAAAAAGTTAAAACAAATGCAACAGAATGTTCAGTAAATAGTCTTAAGTCTAAAAATAAAGCTGGTGCAAAAGATAAGATAGACGCTATAGAGTGGTTGTTTGATGATAATGATGTTTATGATTTATGTTGTGAGTTAGCAGGAATTAGTAAGCACAATATAAGAGACATGATTATTGACAAATTAGGTGCAGAAAATATACTTCCTTTAGTCCATGAGTTTTATCAACCAAATGGACATTAATAATATGGAGTTAGATATTGCATGTTATGCCACTGCGGTGTATCATGAGGTGAATACTCGTTCATTAGAAGAAAAGGTTGGGGTGATTAATGTTATTCGTAATAGGTTGCATAGTGGTCGTTGGGGTTACTCTGTATGCTCTGTCGTTTATGCTAATAATCAGTTTGCTGTGCAAGACGAAACCCACCATCCAGTTGATGAAAGGGCGTATTTGGAGACTAAACTATTGGTTATTGATACGGTTGTTTTTAATAAACATACTAACCCAGTTGCAAATGCTTTATATTTCCATGATGACTCGATACCGCCAAAGAAAACATGGTTCGGTAAAAGGAAAAAAACGCACATAGGAAGGATGGTATTTTATTAATGAAACCTATAGCATGGCTTGTAGAAGAGTTTGATAGCACAGGTGTACTTGTATGGTCTGGTCTTATGTCATCTGAACCCAAAGAAATGTCTTGGTTTAAAGACCTTAAATCTAAACTGCATAATGTAACAATAACGCCTTTGATACCAGATACGCAAAACATTGTTAAAGTAACTAATGCAAAGAAGTATGACAGTAAAAAATTAACGGAGGCTAACAGTGGATTATAAACCACTCACACAAGAACAAATAATTGGTGCATATAGTCAAGCATTTCCAACAAGATATGAGCCAATGACAATAAATAGAATGATACAGTTTGCAAGAATTATCGAACAATTACATGGAGTAAAACATGAAGCATAATTTATTTATAGCAACCCCAATGTATGGTGGGTTATGTTATGGCACTTACATGGAGTCTATACTAAACCTTCAATCACATTTAACTGTTAAGAACATAAATGCTTACTTTTCCTTTCTATATAATGAAAGCCTTATTACTCGTGGTCGCAATACATTAGTCAATGATTTTTTAAAGTCTGATTGTACGCATATGATATTCATTGATGCTGATATACACTTTGACCCAGAACATTTATTTAAGATGATTGATTCTGATGTAGAAATTATATGTGGTCTTTACCCTAAAAAAGAAATTAACTTTGGTTCATTAGCATTTGCTATTAAAAAGAATGTACCAGAAAACCAATTAAAATACTTTACTGGTCAGTATGTAGTTAATATGTTAGGTAATGTTAAAGAAGAGCTTGTACCTTTAGACAAACCTTTTGAGATTAAATATGGTGGAACAGGATTCATGGTAATTAAGCGTGAAGTATTTGATAAACTTAAAGACAAGTGCCCTAAATACATCCATAACATGAATGATACCACTAACAATTCTGATTTAGGTGATGAGATAGTAGAGTACTTTGCTACTAGCATTGATGAAGATAAGAAGTTATTGTCAGAGGATTATCATTTCTGTAAACTAGCTAGGGACAATGGCATTAAAGTATGGGGTGCAGCATGGGCACAGTTAGTCCATACAGGAACTTATCAGTATAGTGGAAGACTTGTATAATGTACACAAAATTAGATGACCAAAAAGATTCTAAAGTAATGAATGAATATATGGCATTAAATAGTAAATGCTCTATTAAAGAATTGATGAGGGTTTTTAAGACTAGCAAAAAAAGATTAAGAGGGTTACAAAGTGATGGTTATTTAGTCTTGCCAAAAATAACAATACAAGATATAGTAAGCAAAAGAAAACCTAGGAATTACATTTCTGTAAGAGTAGGAAGGGAAGAAGGCAGATGGATAGGGTATTAAAACTTATTGACTGGATTGTATGGTTGTTAATATTAGTTAGTATTGCTGCATTTATTTATGGTATATTTCAAGTTATTAATTTAATGTTTATAAGGGGGTAGTTATGGTTGATATGGTTAATAGACCACCGCACTATTTACAAGGCGGTATAGAAGCAATAGATGTTATTGCTAGTCGTTTAACAAAGGAAGAGTTTGTTGGGTATTTAAAAGGATGTAAGATGAAATATGACTTACGCTATCCATTTAAAAATTCATTTGAACAAGACCTTGAAAAGTCTGAATGGTATAAAGATAAGTTATTAGAAATACTAAAGGATGAAATTGCTATTAATCCACCAGCACTAGAAGCCATGCTAGGCAGAGTAGATGATGAATAAAATCTATTTGATATTTATTGTGGTAATGGCTGCATTAGCTGTATGGGGAACAGAAAAAGCACTAGCAGATACTACTATTATTGTTAGTCCAGACGGTACTACAACAATTTGTACTGTTCAAAAGAACGTAGTGATTTGTTCTTAGTCGTCTAGTTCTGGAACTTCTGCATAGACGGATAGTCCATCACCAGTAATCTCGATGTGACTTCCGTCATCTAGTATAATTACGAGAACATCTTCTCCGTAGTAGGCTTCTGCCTCTACAATCATTTTTCCTACAATGTGTTCACATAATTTTTCAATGTTCATGATGTTCCTTAAATAGTTACTACAGAATCTTTAGCAATCTTTTCTGACTTAACAGACCTTGCCCACGAGCCACAATCTTGACATTGGAATCTTTGATATATAGCAGTTCTACTTCTTTGCGTACCTCTTGAATTTAATTTGCGTGATGCACAATTAGGGCAACATACATTTGCGGAATACGCATTATGATTTGGATGTTGTTTAATCCATCCTTTAAATTTGTCATAGACTTTCTCAAGTAATATAACATCATTTTTATTATACTCTTCCATTGTCTTCCATGCTTTACGGTCATCATTCATACACTTTAACCATAGTGCATGACCTTCATGTGCTGTTTTAGCACCAAGACCTAAAGCCTGTGATACATAGTCTAGTTTGTTAGATACAAACCTAAACTGTCTACGAGCTACTTGAAGTAAATCTATCTGTTTAGAGGGTGCTGGAGGAGGCATACCAGAGAGTAAAAACTCTTTGTGTAGTATCGGTATGTCAAACCTAGAGCCGTTGTAGTGGACTATAGCATCAGCTTCATCAAGAAGTTTATGCACAGAGTCTAGCATCTTTTGCTTACCAGATTTTTGAATAGAGTCAAACATGATTTTAGATTCACCATACCACTTGGCTGCATAACAGAGAGTATAGGATGATTCTAATAATTGATTTATAGAGATGTTCTGGTCAAAGATACCCCAGACATGAGCAGTATTTGGTGCTACTTCAATATCAATAAGTAAGATTTTCATAGTAGTCTCTAATGTTTAGATAAACTATTATATACTATAAATGCAAAAAACAAGACTAATACATACTTTAAATTGTCAATAGCACAAAGCACATCACAGATTAAATACTCTACCATATTTTAATAGTTGCTGTTTTGTCTTCTTTAAGTTTGTTAAAAAATACATCGTATGCTAATTTAGAATTTCCTATAAAGTCTTTACCTGCATATGTGTGACCTAATAAGATACATCCATCTGTGTCTTTAGATGTATTACCAGCATGTATTCTTACGCCTGTGAAATTAGGAACATTTAAAATATGAGGCATAGGCTTACCAAATCTAGCAGAGTCATCAATAATAACATCGTAAGTCCCAGCAGGAATAGCTGTTTGTCCATTTACTTTAGCTCCCTTTCTAACTACGTCTTCTAGGGTGTAACAGAAATAAACATTGTTGATATACATTCTGCCTACAGTATAGGTATCATTAAATTCATATCTTTTTACTTCAATTAACATTTTTGTCTACATAATGTAATGCTTGTGTTAAGTATTGCATAGCATACATAAAGATAATAGAAAAACCCATAGCACCAAATAACAATGCTACTATTAAAAACTTAAGGATAGTTAAACCTATCCAATTCATTATGTTTAATACAATCATTTTTTAAGTGTCAAGTACATTCTTTCGCCAATAACAAAAGACATACAAGCTCCAGTCATGTCAAGGAATACTGCTACTACA